TTCTTTTTTTTTTTTAGATTCCGTGTTTTTTTTTTTTAAATTTTCGATTGATTCATCAAGCTCTAAAATATTTAGTATATGTTCTTTATTCCAATCAATTACCCACCCTTTTTTTTGATTATTTTCCCAATTTTGTTTAAAATAAAGATTTTTAATATTTTCTTCATTGAATAATACCGACTCATTTAATTCTACTTTTATTTCAAATTCTTTCAAATTTTTCTTATTATCACTATCACTTTTAAAGTAATTAGAAATAATAGTATCAATAAAATCTTTATTTTCAGGTTTGTTAGATTCAATTATATTTACAGACATTAGTATAGAAACAATCATCAAATCAACTTCTTGACATGCTATAACTTGCAATTCCATGTCTTCTTCATTTAACTTTTGTTCATTCGGATTGATCGCCACAATTGCTTTTTGTTTAGCTGTCTCGGCATCAGCACTATTTTTAGCGGCTGCGTCTGTGGCACTATTTTTAGCGGCTGCGTCTGTGGCACTTTGTTTAGCTGCTGCTGCTTTTTTTTCTACATTCAAAAATCCATTTTTTAATCTTTCTTTTTTTTCTTTTTTTGCCTTTGCTAATAATTGACTTTTTTTCAAAAAACTTGCCACATCTATTGTTGGATTAAATTTTCCTTTAACTAATGCGCAATCATTTATAGAGTTAATACGGTCTACTTCATATTGTTTCCATTGTTGTCTACATTGTTTATCACGTTTCTGAATATACGAATCGACTTGCTTTTGTGCTGCCAATTCTAATGCCATTTTTGTATCAGTAGGTTTTCCTGATGATGCAATTTTTTTCCATACAATTTTTTTAGGTATTTGATGTCCATAACAATTATCTGTTATTTTAGTTAAATTAATTAATCCTTGTGGTATTAATAGAGCATCATCACACGCATCACCATCGACATTACCATCCCTGTCACAAGAATCTTTCATTTCGTTATAATTATAACATGTTGGGAAATACCAAGTAGTATTCAATGGTTGAAATGAATATTGTTGAATATACTGTATACCAGAAGTAGCACCATCATCACTGGTATCTTTACTTAATGTTTCAAATAACTCAGGATAGTTTATAACTTTAATATACTCTGGAACGACGCTTGATAAATCATCCTCCCCATTCATGTATTGTTGGAACTCATGTAATCCTTTTCCACTACACCAATTAAAATCGTCAAGGGTTTTCTGTAATTTTTCTGTTTTTTCTTTCACATCGTCATCATACAAATATTTACCAATATTATAAGAAGTCGCACCAACGGCTGTAGCAGCCGCTGCTCCAGTACCAACGGAGGATGTGGCAGCGGCTGCAATTAATCCCCCCCCCAACCCACCAGTGGCAACCGTCATCCCGATTGCTCCTCCTAATACTAAAGTCCCAACTACCGTTGCACCAGCTTTAGCGATATTACTATATGTATTAAATCCACTGACAGATTCATCTATAATAGCATTTAAATCGGCATCAAATTTTTGACATACCATTGTCATTTTAGGTTTTGACCATATGTTTTTTTTTTTTCCATTGAGGTCTTTAACTCTATCAAATTCGAATGTTATCTTGTAATTTGCTTTTTTTGGTTTTGAAGTTCCTCCATATTGTATTTTATGTCTTTCATGTTTATTATGAATATGCTTTTTCTTCTTTTTTGAATATTTTTTTATGATTCGATTCAATCTAATTTTATTAGATTTAGCCATATATATATATAGTTAATATATTAATATAATATAATTAACGATTTATACCGAAGTTAATCGAGAATCTGTTTGTATATGTTTGTCTTTTTTTTTGTCATTTAGACTAATATTTTCCAAATGATTTAGAAAATTGAAATAAACCTCATTTTTTTTGTTACAACAAAAATATTGATATATTTTTTCACATGTAGATAAGTTTTGTTCATATTCACGGTGTGGATGTATCCATAATTTATCTACATAATCTATATTTTTATGTGCAAACATATTTTTAACATAATGATTAAGCAATCGACGTTTAAAATATACCAATTCTTTGTAATGAAGAATATTTTCAAATGCCTCACGAGTATTTAGTAAGAAATCATAAATTTCATTTTCATAATTCGAAATTAAATTTTCCCATAATTCAGTATTTTGGTGTGTGATATTAAAGTTCTTAATTCTGTGTTTTGTTTTACGTGATTTATTGATGATATATGAAAAATTTTCTAATGTTTTTCCAATAGTTTCCTTTTTATCATCCATTTTAAAAAAACGCATGATAGATAATATAATAGCAATATATGAGGCAAAAAGTATTGGTAATACTGTTCCAACAAATATACTTAATTCATACACAGAATTCAAGGTTTCAATAAATGTAATTAATGTCGAAAATACGATAACTGATATTTGAATAATATTAATTTTGAACGCAATATTGTCATATTTTAATGATAATATTGCTTTATTTTTAGAAGATATATCAATACTTTTTTTGATTTGTTTAAACCTTTCATCTTGATCTATTTTATATTTATTAACTTTAGTTATATCTTCATTACTTGAAATATCCTTTTTAAAATCAAAATTATTTAACTGCGTTGTTGGTTGAGATATATCAAATACTAAATTATCCATATTAATTAAATTAAGTGTGTTTCTTTTAATATAAAAAATTGTAGATTGATTCATTTTATTTAATCTTATTAATCAAGAAATTCTAATTCCTTTTCTTTTTTCTTTCGTCCACCTTTTACTGGAATATAGACTTGAATTTCTTTTTTGTCATTATCATAAAATTTTATATTATAATTATTTTTATTGTAAAATGCTATTCGCTTTAATTTTTGTTTTGCAAATAACGAGAATTCATCAACTATATCATATATTAATGGTATAAATTTACGTTCTTTTTCGTCTTGTCTAAGAATACGACCGACAGCTTGTTCAATATTACTTTTTGGAGACATCAAGAAAATAGTATCTAATGGGTATTTACAATCAAAACCTTCACTCGCCATCATAAATGTACCTAATATGACATCTTTCGTTTCTGTTTCTTGTAAGTCTTTTTCTTTCATTCCACCTAAATAAAATCCCGAACTATATTTACCATTATCTATAGATGGCACTAAACTATGAACTACTTTCAAATGTTCTCTTCTATCACTTAGCATTAATATTTTTCGTCCTTCTTTAAGGCAATCCGCTAAATGTTCTATCATATTTTTAGTACGTGGATAAAAATCACAAATATTGTTAATCATTTTTGCTGAATTTGGTTTTTTATTATAATTAAATATTTCTTTGGAATATGATGGGTCATTATTAATGTACATTATCATTTTTACATTTACATTACTATCATCCCTTTTTTTAATACTATACACAATTTCACCTAATGACCATTCAAATACTTTGGATAATCCATCTAATCTTTTTGGTGTTGCTGATAATCCTAATGTATATTTACAATTAGTTTTCAACAATGCTTTAGAAAAAGTTTCAGCACCTAAATGATGACATTCATCATATATAACTAATCCAAATTTAGAAAATACTGAATCAGCATAATCAATCATGGATATACTTTGTAACATTCCAATAACAATATCATATCCTTCGACATGTATAAATGAGCTTTGCAATCTTCCAATTTTAGCATCTGGTAAAAATTCTTTAATTCGTTCTTTCCATTGATTTAGCAAAAACTCTTTATGGACAACTACTAATGTTTTTACTTTTAATATACTCGCTATGTACAATCCTATAACTGTTTTTCCATATCCACAAGGTACTGAAATAATGCCACCCCCAACTTTATTTGCTGCTTTTAAATAAGCATCAACAATTGGTTTTTGTTTGTCTTTTAAATTTTTTGAAAAGTTTACATTAATACTTTCAGGTTGATTTAATTTAGTTTCTAATGGTAATCCAAATTTTTTTTGTCCATAATATCTAGGCAAATAAAATTTTCTATTACTTTCACAATAGACTGGAAATGGAACTGGTTTCATTCCATAATCGCCATTTATGAATGGTTTTACAGTTAAATCTTTTTTTAGTTCAATAATATCATTTGTATCTAATTCTTCTTTTAATACAGAAAATCCTCGTTTTCCAATTACGGTTTTCATTATACATTAATTAATAAATAAATAATTTATTCAATTTTGAAAAAATAAAATATATATATAATTTATATGTCTAGTATGAATAAAAAGGTGAACAATGCACTTAAACGATTAAACAAAAAAAATAATAATGTAAATAATGCTATCAAAAATGTTGTCAACTCAGTTAATAACAGTTACAACAATAATGTTAATTCTAACAAACCATTATCACATTTTATAATTGTATGTCTTGTTGTATTAATAGTTTGTATTCAATTTATTCCAGTTAATGTATTAAATGTGTTGAATAACTCTGTTGTTAGATTGATAGTTATAATATTAATATGTTTATTATGTTTAGTTGATCCAATCAAAGCATTATTATTAGCTATAGCATTTGTTGTAGCTGTTCAAAGAACTCATGCCATATTGAATGTTCCAAATAATATTATTAATAATGTTGAAGTCAATGAATCACGAGTAAATAATGTATCATTGAACAAAAAAATAAATAGTGAATTGAATGTAAAATTAGAAACAAATTTGAATGTAGTTAAAAATGAATTAATTGCAAATATTGGAAATAATGCTCCAGTTGATGTTGTTAAAAATGTAGTTAAAGACAACGTTAATACGGTTGTTAATAATGTATTGAATAATAATAAAAATAGTTCTAATTTGAATGATGAAATGATGTTAGATATCATTCAAAATAATGCTAATATTAACAATTCTGTTAATAATACAATTGAAAAAGCTATTAATTCATTAAACACGGATTCAAAAAATAATGTCAATGTTTCAGAAGTCAAAAATGTGGTAAACAATGCTGTTAAAAGGACCGTTAATAATATTGTTAATAATGTCGTTAATAGTAAAAATTCGGATAATGTACCTCAAAATGTGAATGTTGTAAATAATGCTTTAAATGTTAATAATCGTGGTAATGTAGTTGATGGGAATGGTAATGTAGTTGGTAAAACAAATTTGAATGTTGATATTAATGGAAATGTTGTTAATGCTAATGGTAATGTATTAGCAAACACAAATGAACTTGTAGTTGTTAATGGAAATGTGGTAAATAATGTAAACGGTAAAGTAGTTGGAAATGCTAAGGTTGGTAATAATGTTGGTAATGCTAATGTTGGTAATAATGTTGGTAATGCTAATGTTGGTAATAATGTTGGTAATAATGTTGATGTGAGTGGAAATGTCATTGATGGTAATGGTAATGTAGTTGGCGAAACTAATTTGAATGTCGATAGTAATGGGAATGTTGTAAATGCTAATGGTAATATTTTAGGAAATGTAGCAGAACTGATAGTTGTTAATGGAAATGTTGTAAATAATGTTAATGGAAATGTAGTTGGAAAGGCCAATGTTGTCAATAATAATGTAGCATCTCATAATAACAATATAAATACAGTGAATAATTTAGGTAATAATATTAATGCTACTAATAATTTAGAATCAAGTAATAATTTAGCATTATTAGCTAATATAACAAATGATGTTGTTAATGTTTCAAATCGAAATAGTAGGAATGGTTCAAATGTAAAGTCCAACAATACAGATAAAATGGCAAAATACAGAATTAAAAATAATAATTTGTTATTAAGTGATATAGATGGATACAAATTAGAAAATAAAAACATGTTATCAGGTCCATTTAAGAATAACATACAAGCACTAAACAATGATGAATTAATTGAAAAAAATCCATATTTCAATTTAAAAAATTCAAACTTGAATAAGTCAAATACAAATAAAAATAAAGTTAATAATATGAATAGTTACAATCGTAATAACTTGATAACTAAAAATCCATTTCCAGGTTCCAATTCGTCATTTAAAAGAAAGCCACGTAAACTTAGAAATAATATGGTAAGTCCTTATAATAATATGATTTCTAAACATAGAGGTGCAAACAATGTTGGAAATAAATTATTGGAAGGATTCCAATCGAATGTTAATGTAAATAATGCCTTTGTCAATAACAATGGATTAGGTAATAACAATGGATTAGGTAATAACAATGGATTAGGTAATAACAATGGTTTACGTAATAACAATGGATTAGGTAATAATAATTGTAATAACAATGGTAATTGTACAAAAAGTTGTTGTTCGCAAGAAAACAATACATTAGGAAACACTAACAATAACAATGGTAATTGTACAAAAAGTTGTTGTTCGGAAGCAAACAATACATTAAGCAACACTTTAAACGATGACAATTTGAATTTGTTGAGTTATACATCAAATAACCAATTAAGAAAAGCCCAAAACAGATCTGTACCAGGAAATAAAAATAAAGGTCCAATAAAAAGTAGAAATGATATGTTAAGCGCTCAAGGATATAATTCAGTAAAACCAAATGTAAGTGGATTCAATGAATATGGACATAATTCCATTAACTACCAATGCCTTTAAAAATCTCTAGTACAAGCTCCCCAAGAGGGCAGTGAGGCTTCTATATAATCTCTTCCAGCTAATAAAATTAGTAATTTATGGAGTTGGAAATTTCCAAACAAATATTTTACGAATATTAAGGCATTTATGAATAATAAAATAACAATTAATAATAGTATAAATTGTTTCATGTAATTTTTAGTTGATTCTGATACACCTTCATCGGATATATCTTCAATTGCTGGTTCTGTAGCAATCGGTTTTACTAATAATTCAGATAATGGATTTTTAGAACATTTTAAATATTTATTAGTTGATATTTCTATTTTTGATTCTGATTTAGAATCATTTTTGTAATATGGTTTGTACATAACAACTCTTTCGCCAATATCTTGTGTAACTCTTATATTTTCACCAATATTTAATTTAAATATTTCTAAATTTGTTTCTCCAATACTTCCAATATCTTCATATACTATTACTTTATAATTTGTGTCACACGGTGGAAATGGTAAGCTTCCATCATAAATATAATATGATTTATTTTCTGGAATTAACATATTTGCACTCCAATCATTAGATACTATTATTTCTTTGTAATTATCTATAGATTCTTTTGGAATTTCATTAATAAATTGATTTATAAATTGTTCAGGGTTTCCATGATGTGGTCCTCCTTCAAATAATCGACATAATATAATTCCTTTTGGTGTATCTGAATTAGTAGTTGTTTTATTATCACTACTTAATTTATGAATCATACATATTTCTAAATCATATTTAGAATTATCAATATTATGTAATGTAGGAACATGAATTGTAATTTCGCTTA